GGATGCTACTGATTTGGAATCAGTCGATTCCCTGGATTCGATGCTAGGATAGCCAAAGTACCGGGGTAGGGGTGGGGGTGGACCTGGATTTGCGCGTGGCCATGAGCGATCACGGTACCTTTGGACAGAATTTATATAAAATTTTAAATTTCAAATTGACTCACCGTGTAAATAGCAAGTGTGAGTTAGAATTTCCCGCACGGGGGTTCAATGAAATACACAGTTTTGGTTCTTTTCACGATGGTCTTCTCTGTTCTGGCTTTAAGATGTTCTAAAGAAAACGATAAGCCAGCTCCAACAGACTTATCGCCAACAACAAATCCTTCACAAGTAGGAGAGACTGGCCTTATCCATGACGATTCTGTTTTCTACGAAACATCTCCATCAGGTCACAGTCCTTATTGGGTTGCCGCCCCAATCAATGCTCCCGTCCCCGAAAACTTCGACCTCCGTGGCAAGGGAACACCCTTCCCTACTCCCGGTGATCAAAGTAATTGCGGGAGTTGCTGGGCTTACTCTACTGGGCAGGCGATGGACATCTGGTGGGCTATCAATAAGAAAGAGCTCCTAGACCACTCTAAGCAATATCTTCTTTCGTGCTCAGGAAATGGTTCTTGTGCCGGTGGTTACATGAGTGTGGTGACGTGGTTAGTAAAGTCTGGCCTTCCTTTAGAGGCAAGCTTTCCCTACGTTGCAAAGGACATTAAGTGCAAATTCTCGAAGGAAGAAATCGCTAAAGGATTTGGTAATCAACTCCTAGAAGCCCCCTACATCGGAGAATCCTTTGAAAAATCTCGCTACTGGAAGTTAAGCGGTGGCACCTTTGAACCCAGAGATAAGATGGCACAAATACAACAAGCGATGATTCAACTTAATTCGCCTGCTGTTGTAACGGTAGCAGCCTACGGAGCAAATTCTGACCAAGTCATTTCAGGGTGCTCGGCGCTAAACAGTGGCGGAAATCACATGGTGAACATTATTGGGTGGGACAATGAAGGTAATGGCCCGAACGCGCACGTATATAACTCGTGGGGTAAGGGGCATGGGAAAGATGGAATATCTCGCATCAAATGGAACTGCGATGGGAAGTTAAATCGTGGGCTTGGAGTTTCCGCAAGGGTTCTTCGTGGGGAGGTAAAGCCTCCTTGCGATCCGCCTGCTAACCCCGATCTTAAGCCAGAACAGATTATTTTCATGGGCTCAAAAGCAGAAATTGGAAAAGACATCCCCAATGTAAAATGCGTCTGGAGCCCGACCTATGGTTTAAAAGACCCAAACTCCTGTAAGACTGACGCGATGCCTGAGAAGTCTACAGAATACCATCTCGAAGTAAGTAACGAATGTGGTAAAGTTACAGCAATGACTTTCATCAGGGTGTTCGCTCCTGTTCTAGTTGGTGGTGGGGATGTTAAATACCAAGAAACAGGGTCAATTGTGACTCCGTTTGGAGAAACAAAAAGAAGGTAAGAAGTGAAAAGTCGTGGAAGTAAATCGTTAAGCTATGAACGTAAGCAGGCACTAACAGAGCTCATTATATATTGTGTGGTCGTAGCGGCAGTGGTCGTTATGACTTTTGTTTTAAAGGATTAAGTAGGATTGATGCAGCAGCCAGACTCCCCAATTGTCTGTAGTGTCTGCGGTAAAATTGTCCTACCTAATGGGATGTTTGATGAGTGCGAAGGGTACCCATGTCACACTGAGTGTCGAGATGGCGTACCCTTCCCTCATCAAACGACTAAAGAAGAGGAAAAGTTTTAGGGGGCAAGATGAAAACTGGGGTGGTGAAGTGGTTTAACGATGGGAAGGGGTATGGTTTTATCCAAGATGAGCAAGGTAAAGAGCACTTTGTTCACTACTCGTCGATTAACATCCAAGGTTTTAAGACATTAAAAGAAGGGCAAAAAGTTTATTTCGAGGCTGAAGTTGGGCCAAAGGGTCCGTGTGCTAAAGAAGTAACTTTGGTTTAAAGATGGAAGAAGTACAAAAAGAGACCCAAAGTGTTACTGGGATCGCCGAATTAAACCCAAGATTTTTTAGGCCAGGTTCTAAGATAAGAGAAGTCACAGTTAACTACGTTCTGACGGAAGGCGGGATTGGGGATTTCATTGGGGCCCTTTCAGCGCTTGAGTGGTTAGCTAGGAACCACCCTCAGATTAACGGCAGAGTTTATTGCCCAGACTTTTTCGTAAGTATCGCGGCAAACGTGTTACAAAATTACCCGAAATGGAAAGTTCAGGGTAAAAAATCACTTTCTGCGAAGAAGATGCAAAGTAGGCCAACGTATCTTCCTTTTCTTAGACCCATTAACGCAACAGGTTGCCACTTAGTGGATTTAGGTTTCATCTACTATGCGAACATAAATCCTCCCCCAGAGGATGGTTATTACTACACAAGGCTAGACTTATCTCAGATAGAGTCCATCGAACTGCCGAAGGCGAAGTACGCGGTGATGACTCCGGGGGCTACTTATGAAAACAGAAAACTTCCGGCGAGAGCTTTTAATGGGATTAAAAGTTATTTACTGGAAAAAGGAATCGTACCTGTCTTTCTCGGAAAGGTTGAAGTTGGGGACACGCGTAAAATCCTATTTGAGAACGAATACAACTATGAAGGAGGGATTGATTTACGGGAAAAGACGAGTCTACTTGAAGCAGCAGCCATAATGTCCAAAGCAGAGATGGTGATTGGTTTAGACAATGGACTTTTGCACTTAGCCGCGATGACAGACGTTCCAATCATTTTTGGTTACAATATCGCAAGCCCCACTCACCGAAGGCCTAGAAGAAAAACTATCGACGGTAAAAAACCCATTTTGTGGGAGATACACCCAGACCCAAGTTCGCTATCTTGTACGTTTTGCCAAAGCCAAATGCGGTTCATGTTCAATCACGATTTTAAAAATTGCCTTTATAAAGATAATCTTTGCTTAGAAGCGCTCGGGGACGCTAAGGCGTGGTGCGAGTTGGTTGATAACGTCATTAACAAAGTAGTCCCAAACACATGAGTAAAAGCCCATACTCCGCAGAACAAGAACGAGAGTTGATGGTCAACATCTGGAGTATGGCAGACGATCCGGAAGCGTTTGTCTTGTACGCCTACCCTTGGGGAAAACCAAACACGCCACTCCACAATAAAAAGGGGCCTAGAACGTGGCAAAGGGACGAACTCCAACAGATGAAAGAGCACTTCCAGAATAATCGTAGGAAGCTAGCAGAAGGAAAACAGCCAGAAGTTTATAAGAGTGGGACGGTATCGGGTCGCGGATCGGGAAAGTCTGCGTTTCTTTCGTGGGTGAATCATTGGCACATGAGCGCGCACATCGGAAGTACCACAATCGTCACAGCTAACACGGAAGAACAGTTAAAGAGTAAGACTTGGGCGGAGTTGGGGAGGTGGCTTACTTTAGCTATCAATAGACATTGGTTTGATAAGCAAGCGCTTTCAGTAAAGCCCCAGCCTTGGTTTAAAGAGTCTATCGAGCAACAACTTAAAATTGACTCGACCTATTACTACGCAGCAGCCCAGACTTGGAGCGAAGAAAACCCCGACGCTTTTGCAGGGGCGCACAATGAGATTGGGGTTCTAGTTGAGTTTGATGAAGCCTCAGGGATTGCTGAAAAAATCTACACAGTAACAGAAGGGTTTTTCACTGAGCCTAGCCTTTATCACATGTGGTTTGCGTTTTCTAACGGTCGAAGAAACACAGGGCCATTCTACGAGATTTTCCATAAGCACCGTGACTACTGGAGAAGAAGGCACATCGATTCTAGAAAAGTAGAGGATGTAAACTTACAAGTCCTAAACTCCATCATCGAAAGATACGGGATTGATTCCGATGAAGCTCGAATTGAAGTTTTAGGCCTTTTCCCTTCTAAAGGGGAAAAACAGTTTATCTCTAGAGATTTGGTGGAAGACGCAAGAGATAGGGATTTAGTTTTAGATGATGGGGCGCCTCTAATAATGGGGGTGGATCCGGCAAGGTTCGGAGATGACAAGAGTGTCATTCGTTTTAGGCAAGGAAGAAATGGGAGAATTATTCCACCTTTTAAGTTTAAAAGGTTAGACAATATGGAGCTCGCAAATCAGTGCGCTTCGATGATAGAGAAGTTTAACCCGGACGCAGTGGCGATTGACGCAGGGAATGGCACAGGAGTTATTGATAGACTAAGAGAGCTTGGGTTTAAGGTTCATGAGGTTTGGTTTGGGGCAAAGTCGAGCCAAAAAGAGTACGCAAACAAAAGAACAGAACTTTGGGCTGAGATGAGAAATTGGCTGTCTGGGGCCTGTATTGATTCAGACGAAGACTTAAAAGATGACCTCGTTGGTCCAGAGTATGGGTTTATGGGCCGAACAGATGCTATAATGCTAGAGAGCAAAGAGAAGATGAAATCAAGAGGGCTTCACTCCCCAGATGATGCGGATGCTCTAGCATGCACATTTGCGGTGAAGGTAGCGCGGCGTGACTTACGAAGTTCTAGGCATCACTCTAGGCACGGCAAAGCAAAAAATGTAGATTATCCAGTTTTAGGCAGGTAAATTTAATCATCGGGGGTAAGGGATGAGTTCAGATAGCGCAACGTTTTCCGGGGGTCCGGCTAAAGCTCCACCGCCACCAACTCCAGAGGATCCGCAAGCAATAGAAAATCGCAAGAAAGCAGAAGCGGCAGAAAGAGGGCAAAGAGGTAGAGCCTCTACGATGCTGGCTTCTAGAACTGCGTTACAAGACGCCAACGTATTTAGACGTTCCCTTTTAGGGCAATAAAATGAAAAACAATAACGAACAAAATATCGCAGACGAGATACTTTCTGAGTACGAACAGCTTTCCGCTGAAAGAAGTAATTTTGAAAACCAGTGGAAAGAGATCGCCGAAAGAGTGATCCCAGCCCAAAGGGACATGTTCGATTCAAAGGGTACAAAAACTGAGCAAGGCAGAAAAAAGTCCGAGTTCCTTTTTGATTCTACCGCAGCGATAGCGCTCAATAGATATACTGCAATTTTAGATTCTCTTTTAACTCCAAGAAACCAGACGTGGCACCGAATTGAAGCGTCAGACCCATACTTAAATAAGTCTCGGGAAGTGATGCTTTGGTTTGAAGAAGTAAATAGGCTTCTTTTTAAATATCGGTACAGCCCGAAAGCTAATTTTGCTTCACAGAATCAGCAAAATTATGCAAGCCTTGGAGCGTACGGTTCAGGGTGTATGTTTGTCGATAAGCTAATTGATCCTACGGAAAAAGGGCTTAGATATCGCAACATCCACCTTGGAGAAATTTACTTCGTAGAGAACCATCAAGGGATAGTGGATAAAGCCATTCGGCACTTCCCTATGACAGTTAGACAAGCACTTCAGAAGTGGGGGGATAAATGCCCCGACAGAATAAAAAATTCTACTAGGCTAGAGGAAACTTTCTTTTTTCTTCACTGTGTAAAGCCAAGGCACGACAAAGACCCGTACCGTGTGGATTACAAGGGGATGGATTTTCAAAGTCATTATATCTGCACAGAGGGTAAGAAGTTAGTGGGAGAAGGTGGTTATACTACGTTCCCTTATGCGATCTCTAGGTATGAACAACATTCTGGAGAAGTTTACGGTCGAAGTCCTGCGATGTCGGTACTACCCGCCATTAAAACATTGAACGAAGAGAAAAAGACTCTTTTAAAACAAGGGCACAGAGCAGTAGACCCAGTTCTTTTGGTTCACGATGATGGTGTTATAGACGGGTTTGATTTAGCTCCTGGGGCGGTAAACTATGGCGGGGTGAGTTCAGAAGGCAGGCCCATGGTTCATACTCTTCCTACTGGGAATGTTGCGGTAGGAAAAGACATGATGGACGACGAAAGAGTTGTCATCAACGATGCGTTTTTAATCACGATATTTCAGATTTTGACTGAAACCCCAGCGATGAGCGCTACGGAAGTTTTAGAAAGAACCAAAGAAAAAGGTATTCTTTTAGCACCAACTATCGGACGACAGCAGTCTGAGTATTTAGGGCCGATGATTGAAAGAGAGATAGACGTTCTTGTAGAGCAGCGTCTACTTCCGCCGATGCCTCAAGTTTTAAAAGAAGCAGGTGGAGAGTTCCAAATAGTTTACGATTCTCCACTGTCTCGTGCTCAACGGGCCGAGGAAGCAGCAGGGCTTATGCGAACGGTTGAAACGGCTCTTAATGTGGTAAATGTCACACAAAATCCAGAGCCTTTAGATTTCTTTGATTGGGACACTATCATTCCAGAAGTGGCAAAGATTCAAGGTGTTCCAGTGAGATGGATGAAGTCGATGGACAGCGTGATGGCAGTACGGCAGTCTCGCGCTGAGCAAGCCCAGCAGCAGACCATGATACAAGCAGCTCCAGGAGCTGCAGCCATGATGAAGGCTGGGAACGCTATCGTTTCAGGGAAGTAAAATTGATAGAGAAGTTAAAACATATTCTTTTTAAGCGTAGGATTGCGTATCAACAGGTCTTTAATCCAGAGAGCGTTCACGTCAAAGAAGTTCTCCATGATTTAGCAAGGTTCTGTAGGGCTGTTGATTCTACATACCACAAGGACGCAAGAGCTCACGCAGTGCTAGAAGGTAGAAGAGAAGTATTCCTTCGCATCCAAAAGCACTTAAAACTATCGGACGATCAATTTTTAAAAAACTACGGAAAGGTAGAATACCATGAGTGACACGCCACCAGTAACACCACCAGTAACACCGCCCGCTCCTCCTGCGCCACCGCCATCTAATCCGCCACCACAAGGTGAGTGGTTTTCTAGTTTTAGCGACGATCTAAAAGGATATGTTCAGACTAAAGGGTTTAAAGGGCCGGATGCGGTAGCAGATGCGTATCGTAATTTAGAAAAAGTGGTAGGAGCTCCGCCAGAACGGATCGTTAAACTTCCAGAAAAGTTAGATGACCAATCTTTGATGCCTATTTTTGATAGGCTTGGACGACCGCAAAAAGCAGACGGGTACAACATCAAGCCTGAAAAGGGCGGCGATGAAAAGTTTGTAGAGTTTGCTCAAGGCATGTTCCATGAAGCTGGGCTTACTAAATCACAGGGCGAAAAATTGGCGGCTAAGTGGAATGAGTACATCGAAAACCAGAACAAAGGGTTCTTAGAGCAACACAATGCTAAGGTCATGCAAGAGAACGAAGCTCTTAAAAAAGAGTGGGGAATGGCCTATGAAAAGAACGTAGATGTGGGTCGTAACGCCATTGCTAAATTTGGTGTGGATAAAGAAACTTTGGACAAGTTGGAAAGCGTCATGGGGTTTAGTGGCCTTATGAAGTTTGCTCACAGTTTAGGCCAAGGGCTTGGGGAAGATCAGTTTGTAAGCCCTAATAGCAAGACCGGCGGGTTTGGTGTGATGAGCCCAGCGCAAGCGCAAGAAAGAATTAAACGACTCGGGCAGGATAGAGAATGGGTAAATAGGTATTCATCTGGTGGGTTAGCTGAAAAAGATGAGATGGATAGGCTTATGAAAATGGCTTACCCAGAAACAACTTGAGAAAAAAAGTTCGGTAGGGGAATATATGGATAGAGATGATATTCGGATAGAGTGTCTAAGGCTTTGGCACAGGCATGACCGCTCACCGGCACAAGTCATAGAGTTGGCCAAAGAATACGAAGCCTACATTGTGGGCGAAAAGACAAAGGTTGAAGAAACTCCGAAGAAGTCTCAGCCACAAAAAAAGTCCGGCAACCCAGACTTATTTAAGTGAGGGTCGGATGGCAGATAGGAAAGACTATCCCCTGCGCCTCCGGGTTTAGAGGAAGAGATTCGGCCCTGCTAACGCAGACAAGCCTCTCGGAAAAACCGTCACAAAACAAAATTAATTTTTTCCTGGAGGAATAAAAATGTCTGTTAATTTGCCTTCGCACTATGTGCAGCAGTACGCCACAAACATCCAACTTCTTTTGCAACAAAAGGGTTCGCGATTGAGTGGTGCGGTTACAATGGGAAGCCATGTTGGAAAACAAGCTAGCCCAGTAGACCAAATCGGTTCAGTAGAAATGATCGCGCCCGCTGGTCGTTTCTCTCCGATGGGTCGAGTGGACGCTGCGGTTGACCGTCGGTGGGTGTTCCCCTCTGACTATGAGTTGCCACAGCTCATCGATAGTTTCGATAAGCTTCGTTTGTTGACTGACCCGCAAAGCTCTTACGTTCAAAACGCAGTGTATGCTGCGGGCCGTAAGCGCGATGCTCTTATCATTGCCGCTATCAATGGCACTGCTAAGACTGGGGAAAGCGGAGGCACTTCAGTTTCTCTTCCTGCAGCTCAAAAAGTTGCGGTTGGTTTTGGCGCAGCTTCCGATGTTGGTTTGACTGTCGCTAAGCTCCGCGAAGCTAAGAAAAAGCTCATGGCTGCGGATGTAGATTTGGAAAACGACCCTATGTTCTGCGCTATCAATGCTACCGCGCACGACAATTTGCTTGCAGAAGCTCAGGTAATTTCTACTGACTTCAACGACAAGCCGGTTCTCGTAGAAGGTCGCATCATGCGATTCTTAGGAATCAATTTCATCCACACTGAACTTTTAGAAAGTTCTTCAGGAGACACTTTGGTCCCTGTTTGGGTGAAAAGCGGCGTGTATCTAGGCTCTTGGAACGAAATGGGAACAGACATTTCTAAACGAAATGATCTCTCCGGTCTTCCTTGGCAAGCCGTGGTTAGCATGACTGCAGGTGCTACACGTCTTGAGGAAGAAAAAGTCGTTCAGATTGCCTGCAACGTCTAAATTTAGTTAAGGGCCTGGAACTCCGGGCCCTTTTACTTCACTAAACCAAACTTTTTAAAGGAGATTTCAAATGGCAGTAGTAAATGTTAAATCAACCGCTATCACTAATCGGGACGCTACCCCAGCAGTTCCAAACAACGCTCACATTCAGCACGGAGTGTTGAAAGAGTGTGTAGCTACTTATGAAGTAGCAACCGGTGACAGCTCGACTTCAAAATACCGAATGATGCAAGTGCCTTCAAACGCACGCATCAGCCAACTTCTTCTTGTCAGTGATGACATGGGAACGGCTACGGCTGCAGATTTCGGCATCTACGACACCACGGAAAACGGTGGTTCAGTGGTGGATGCAGACTTCTTCTCCGCTGCGGTGTCTTTGAATGGTGGCGCGCTATCTGATAGCGACATCACTCATGGCAATGCTAGCGGATTCGGTAAGGAAGACGCTGAAAAGCCACTTTGGGAAGCGCTCGGACTAACAAGCGATCCTAAAAAGTATTACGATGTTGTCGCCACTTTGACTGCGGATGCGGATGCAGGTGGTACGATGACTCTCAAATTACGTTACGTTTAACACTTTCAAAGGGTGGGGGATGCGTCGGGCTCCTCTACCCTTTGATATGTTTTTGGAGGGCTCATGGCCACACGACGATATAAGATTTCTGTAGGTGAAGGGGAATTCTCCGTAACGGAAGAAGTTGGCGCTGCGGTTAACTCTGATGCAGTGGAACTGACGGTAGAGCTAGCGACTACGACGGTAAACGCAGCTTCTGGAACACGCGGGATTAATAAGTCAGAAGTTCTAGACTGTATTGAAAAGATTAAAAATCACATCATCAAGGGCAACTGGCCCCCAGCTTAATAAGGAGCGCGCATGCGTAAGATTTCTTTGTTTTTAGTCCTACTGGTTTCAGGGCTCGCTTACGCAGCGCCTCTGAAGCTGAAAACGGGCAGTTTGATGACGGACAAAACCGCTACTGGAGCGGGGTCTACTTACGGGCCTGCTACTAGCGGCGAGAAGACGTTTCAAGCTACCGTATCTGGAAGCGGATCCGTTTCGGCTACTGTCTTAATTCAGGTCAGTAACGACCCAGACAATTTAGGATGGGTCACACTCGGCACTATCACTCTTTCAGGAACAACTACGGATACGGATGGTTTCGCAAGCCAAGCCGGTTGGAGTTATTACAGAGCGAACGTGTCAGCTATATCCGGGACTAGTGCTTCAGTAGACGTTACTGTTTCGCAAGAATAAGAGGGAAACCAATGAAAAAGTTTTTTGTTCTAGCAGGGCTAGTTAGCTTAGTTGGTCTTGCTACTGTCAACGCGCCTTCATCAAAGACTGGTAAGGGTGGTTTTACCTCACCAACTACGACTAAAGGTGACTTGATAGTAAGAAATTCCACTATCGACACAAGACTTGGCATTGGCGCTAATGGCCTTGTTCTTACTGCGGATAGCGGTGAAGCAACCGGCATGAAATGGGGATCGGTAGCGGGAACGGGTGATGTTGTTGGCCCTGCAAGCTCTACTGACGAAGGTATCTGCCGGATGGATGGCACTACCGGCAAAGCGATACAGAATTCATCCTCGACCCTTACCGATGCGGGCATTATGCAGCTTGCTAGTACTGGTGGGCTTGGGATGGGGGCTACACCTTCAGCAAACAACATTTTTCATTTTCGAAAAGATAACAACGGGCAAATCAGAGCAACATTCTCGAACCAGGATACGGGTTCTAGTGCGTACATGCGGTTCACCTTGTCTAGTGATGCGGGTGACATTGATTTTGACGCAAACTCAGCGGCAGCGGGTGGCTTAGCAGATTTGCGGATCGGGTCCGGGTACACCGGCGGGTTACGCATAATGACCCTAGGCGCTACACCAGTGAACATTGGAACTAACAGCGCTTCAGATTTTACTATCGATTCTGACGGCGCGGTAACTCTTGGTGAGTCTTCTAGCACGGATGTCCATGGCGCTTTCGGTACAGGATTTGATTTAAGAAGCGCAAATTCAGGCGCTACAAACTATGTAAGAGCAAGAAACACAAGTGACACAGCTTCTAGCGACGCAAAACTTGCGGCTATCGTTGGGGGTACTTCAGGAGGAGACGCGTACACTGAGTACAGCGGAACGGGGACGGCTTGGTTCACTGGGATGGATAACTCTGACAGTGACAAGTTTAAAATCAGTTTAACAGGTATCGGAACAACTGACTTTCTATCGATCAATACTTCTGGCGCTATGACATTTGGTCAGAGTGGTTCGAGCGAAAATATTTCTCTCAATGCTGGGGCTTTAAAGTTCATACCCACCACATCGACAACTGACTTTTTGTTTAACGATGGGTCTGGGTCTACTGCAAGTCTAAGGTTACTTGGTGGCGCTAGTACTGCTTCAGGTGAAATTCAGTTATACGGTGGGTCTCACGCTTCTAAAGCTAAAAAAATCGAGTTCAAAACGGACGCTACAGTTCAAGGCACGGTAGATTCTGCTGGCCTTTGGACACTAACAGACGTTGCAGTTAACGGGATGACGGCCTCGAGGGTTGCCGTCACGAACGGAAGTAAGAAGTTAATTTCTTCTTCGATGACGCAAACGCTTTTAGAATCTTTAACTAGCGAGCAGATTGATGGCCTTATTGAGTCCCCAGCAGCATCAACTTACATCGTAAGGCTCAACGCTAAATACGCGACTACGATAAACAACATCAGTATCAAAACATCTGCTGGAACTGTGACGGCTAAGCTGCAAATTGATGGCGTGGATGTAACTTCATGCACTGGTATCTCGGTGTCTAGCACAGAGAGCACTACAACTTGCACAGCGGCCAACACAGTGGATGCTGGAGACACTATACAGTTAGTACTTTCATCTTTGTCTAGTGCAGCGAATCTATCGTTCAGCGTTGGATTAACGAGGAACTAAATGCAGCTTTTTCTTAACTTACTACTCGGCATTTCGAATGTCCTAGCTTCGAGTTGGATATTCATTGGTACTAGTTGGCTAAACGAGAAAGCAGTAGACTTCGATTCATCCAACACCACTAAGTACATGTCTGCGGGCAATAACTTTAACTTCGCGTGGACCGATGATTTTACAATTTGTACTTGGTTCTACGCGCACAGCGCGTGGGAAGCTCCCATTTTTTCTAGGGAAACAGGCTCTACCGGCAACGGATGGGATTTTAGGTACACCGCAGGAAGTAAGTTCCAGTTTTATTCTTCCGGTTCTGCAGCAGCTAGGCGCATACAGGTCATATCCACTAACACATACTCAACAGGTACATGGAGGCATGTATGCCTTGTGTACTCTGGAAATCAATCGGCCACGGGGCTTTCTTTTGTGGTGGATGGTAGCTCCGTAGCGCTTACTACTCAGTTCAATACTTCGACAGAGGATTGGGCTCAGGCTTCAATAAATTTCAAGGTGGGCGCTTGGGATGGGTTAACCACTTACACTCGTTCTAAAATGGACGAAATCACAATATGGAACGATGACCTAACAACGTCAGAGATTGGCGAGCTAATATCAGGTGGAAAGCCTACTAACCCAGTAACCACTTCCATGTGGGCTACTAAAAATCTTTCTTACTACAGGATGGGCGATCTTACAGACTCGACTTCTACAATCGTGGATAGAGGGATGACCGGAGGGGTAAATCTCACTCCGACATCTTTAGTAAGCGGCGATTTTGTAACTTCGATTCCATAGGGGGAGTAGATGGCTTCAAAGGTTGAAATTTGCAATCGAGCGCTACAAAAGCTTGGAGCTAAACGGATCACCTCCCTCACCGACGCCAATAGCGTATCTGCGAAAGCAATGAACTTAGCTTATGAGCCCGTGAAGAAAGCACTACTAAGAGCGCATCCGTGGTCGTTTGCTATCGCAAGAGCAGAGCTCGCAGCGGATGCTTCAGCTCCAGATTGGGGAAGGGCAAACGCTTTTCAGCTACCTTCTGACTACCTTCGCCTAGCAGATGACTACGAGGAAGACGGGGTAAACGACAGGGATTGGGAAATCGAGGGGAGTAAGATATACACCGACGATTCAGACCCGATTTACATCAGGTACGTTAAAGACGTAACTGACCCCAATGACTTTGACCCTCTGTTTGCAGAAGCGCTATCTACTCGTTTAGCCCTAGAGACTTGCGAAGAATTAACGCAATCTAATTCTAAAAAAGAGGGGCTTATCGCTGACGAAAAGAAGATTATTTCTGAAGCTAGGCGAGCTAACGCCATAGAACGTAGGCCCAAAAAATCTGTAGAAGATACTTGGGTAACATGTAGGAATTAAAAATGCCAAAAGTATCCCCAATCATAACTAATTTTGGTGGCGGAGAATTTGGCCCACTTGTTTATGGCAGGGTGGATTCAGATAGGTATCGAACTGGTGTAAAGGTTCTAAAGAATTACGTACCAACTCTCCAAGGCCCGGCGGATAGAAGGCCTGGGACTCAGTTTGTGGCCAGGGTTAAAAGTCAGTACTACAAACCAAGGTTAATTCCGTTTGAGTACTCTACTACTCAAGCGTACATGATAGAGCTTGGGGCTAGTAACTTTAGGTTCTACAAAGACAATAGTTTAATCCTAAACGCCGCTAAAACGATTACTGGGGCGACCAGGGCGAGCCAAGTCGTCGTAACTTCCGCAGCACATGGTTTCTCGAACGGAGATAAGGTAGTCATCACCGGGGTTTCCGGGATGACAGAGCTAAACAACAGAGAATTCGTGGTGGCAAACGTAGCCACAAACACTTTTGAGCTTCTAGATATAGATGGGGCAACTCCTGTAAATAGCTCCGGGTTCAATGCATATGTTTCTGGTGGATCGGTAGCTAAAGTGTACGAGGTAGCTCACTCGTATAGTTTTAGCGAGTTTTTCGAAGTGAAATTTACGCAAAGTGCTGACGTTCTTTATTTAGTTCATCCGTCGCATCCCCCAAGGAAACTAAGCCGAAGTGGGCACACTTCGTGGACTTTGACAGATATTGATTTTCTAGATGGCCCATATCTTTCTACCAATACCACTACAACAACGTTAACCCCTTCGGCGGCTACTGGAACGGGGGTAACGTTAACCGCTTCTTCCGTGACTGGCATCAACAACGGTTCTGGTTTTCAGACGACAGACGTTGGTAGACTAATTCGAATTAAAGAAGGGTCTACTTGGGGGTACGTAAAGATAACGGCTCGGGTAAGTACTACCGTCGTCACCGTTACGGTTCTAAGTACTCTGACAAACACAAGTGCAAAGTCTACATGGCGGTTGGGGGTTTGGTCTGCAACAACTGGCTACCCTTCCAGTGTTGTTTTCTTTGAAGACAGGTTATTCCTTGGCGGCTGCACAGACAGTCCGCAAAGGATAGACGGGTCTAGGTCGGGGGATTATGAGAATTTTGCTCCCTCGGACAACGACGGGACAATAGCTAGTAGTCACGCGGTAGGGTATACGCTGAACGCTAACGACGTGAATAACATTAGGTGGAAGACTTCGGATGAAAAAGGCCTTCTCGTTGGTACCGTTGGCGGTGAGTGGACGGTTAAACCTTCGTCCCAAAGTGAAGCGTTAAGCCCTACGAACATTTCTGCAAAGAAAGCTACTTCTTACGGATCCGCGAACGTTCAGCCAGTTCAGAGCGGTAAGTCTACTATTTTCGTACAGCGTTCCGGCAAGAAGCTTAGAGACATGTCGTACTTTTACGATGTGGACGGGTTTAGAGCGAGCGATCTGAACGTTCTATCGCATCACATCACGGGCGATGGGGTTACCCAACTTGCCATCATGAAAGAACCACAAACTATCGTTTGGGCGGTAAGAGAAGATGGCGTCTTACTCGCCATGACGTACGAGAGAGATATCGAGTCTTTCAAAGTAGGTTGGGCTAGGCAGATTTTAGGTGGCACAAGTGACTCTAAAGGGACTCACGCTTTAGTTGAAAGCGTTGCGGTCATCCCCTCCGCAGACGGTTTAAGAGATGAGGTTTGGCTTGTAGTTAAAAGGTACATCGATGGTGTTGAAAGGTGGAACATCGAATACATAACCAAATTCTTCGAGGAAACAGATGCCCAAACAGACGCTTATTTCCTGGATGGTGGCGCTACATACGACGACCCTAGGTTGGTGGTGGGTTTTTCCATTTCTGTTGGCGGCACAGTTACTCTTACAACGTTTGCGTCGCATGGGTATTCGAATGGCGATAAAGTCCGCGTATCTGGCATCACAGGTGGCACAGGTTGGGTGGATGAGGTAGAGGGGCAATCGTTTACGATCGCAAATGTTACATCGAACAGTTTCGAACTCTCCGGGTTTACTGCTTCCGGTTTTGCCGCTCTACCGGAAGGTACGGTTTACGTTAGAAAGTTAGTTACCGTTGTAGAGGGTTTAAATTTCTTGGAAGGTGAAACAGTTTCTATCCTAGCTGACGGCGCGGTAGTGGAGGATTTAGAAGTCGTAAATGGTAGGATCACACTTCCATACGCAGCGGCTACCATACATGCAGGGTACAGTTACAATTCTGACGGGCAACTTTTAAGGCTTGATGCTGGAGCAGCAGACGGTACCGCCATAGGCAAAACAAGAAGAACGCATCGGGTTGGGATGATGTTGCACCAAACCGGAGCGCTTCAGTATGGGCGGGATTTTGATTCGCTATACGAAGTAGATTTTAGGGTGTCGGAAGATTTACTAAGCCAAGCAGTCCCTCTATTTTCAGGGATTAAAACCTTTGAGATAGATTCTGACTACGACCTAGAAAACGAATTTTGTTGGCGTCAAAGTAAACCCTTGCCGGGAAAGATTCTAGCCATCATGCCTCAAATGGTGACCCAAGACAGGGGATAGAAGTGAAAGTAGTACAACTTGAGGACAGGCATTTAGAGACATTGGTATCTAGAGGGGCTTTTGGAAGATTAACCGAGTATTCGAAGGATCCGGCAAGACGGCAGGGGATGTTAAATTGCAAGCACGCCTTCGCTGCGGAGGTTGATGGGGTAGCGATTGCTGCAGCAGGTTTACTAGAGTACTGGCCAGGGCGGTGCGAAGTTTGGGCGGTTTTAGACCCGTCTTGTAAGCCGTATTTTTTAAAGATTCACAACGCGGTAAAAAGGTTTCTTAGAGTCGTCTACGTAAGGCGGATTGAGGCAATAGTAGAGGCAGACTTTACTGCGGGGCACCGATGGGTAAAGTCACTAGGGTTTAAAATGGAGGCGGAACGTCTTCAGTCGTATACTGTAGATGGCCTAGACGTTTCACTTTACGTAATGATTAAGGGGTAATTATGGCGGTAGCAGCACCGTTACTACTAATGGCAGGCACTACAGTTCAAGCTGTAGGCTCAATGAAGCAGGCTGCAGCGGCAGAAAACGCAGCTAGTTTCAACCGTGTTACTGCAATGCAGAACGCGGAGCTTGCAAGTCAGCAAGCAAAGGAAGAAGAACGTTCTTACCGGATTTTAGCAAGAAAACAGCTTGGCGACATGAGAGCAAACTACGCAGCGAGCGGTATTAGTTTAGATGCTTCAGCGCAGGATATTTTGGAAGAAAGCGCTGCTACCGCAGAAATGGACGCTCTTCGGATTAAGCACTCAGGAAAGTTGAAATCTCTTGGGTACAGTAACGAGGCTTCACTTTACAAAATGCAAGGCGACGCTGCGAAACAAACAGGGGTTTTTAGCGCTACCAGTGCGTTACTTGGCGGCGGGTATAAAGCTTTAGATAGAGGGTATTTCTAATGCCTAGAATCAGAGAAATAGGCTCTCAGGTTGGTGTTTCTGGGGCTGTCGGGGGAAGGGCTGCTAGCGCTCAAGACTTTGGGGCTAGCATTGGCCAGGCCGTGGAAGGTTTTGGGCAAGTTCTCGAAGGCGCTTCAGATGCTATCCAAAAAAGGGTAAAGCAGTCTGAATACTCAGACTACTACGCGTCCCACGCTGAGAAACAAGCTGAGTGGATTGAAAAATTTAGGACTGAGTTAAAGAGCGCAAAACCTGGGGATAGTGAGTTTGCTTCCCGGATGATGACTGCCTACCAAGAGGACATGGCAAAGCTTGGCGAGAACGCAACTCAGTTAGAAGTAAAAGAATACATTAAGCGCTCTAATGCCGAGTCTACTGCGCAATTTTTTAAACTAGCTCAATCTGGGCAAGCTGAACTTGCCGCAGTACAACAGTCTCAGAATTTTGATAAAGGTATCCAAGCTGACTCCGTAGTTTTATCAGCGGACCCTACTCAACTACAAAGTAAACTTTCTGGGCTAGAAAGTTACTTAGGTACTTTGGAGTTGGAGCCCGAGCAGCGAGAAGTTCTAAGGCAAAAAGGAAGAGAGACTTTAGTTTCCTCTGCGGTAAAAGGGTACATAGAAATAAACCCAAAAAAAGCTATCTCTGACATCAGTTCTGGAAAGTTAGACACATTTTTCAAAGACGGCGTTCAAAAAGATAGGTTTCTCTCTGAAGCAAGAGAGGAAAGAAACCGTAGGTTCTATGAAGACGAAAGGATTAGAAGAGAGAAAGAGCGCCAGGACGAGTTAGTCAGAGAAGAAACCAAAACTAACTTTATAGATAAGCAATACTCTGGCAAAGGTCTTACAACCAAAGAAATAAAACAAAGTAATCTCACTGCTGCGGAAAAAGAGCATTTCTATCGGCTAGTTTCTGCCAAAAAACACGACATTACCGATAACCAAACCTACACTAGTTTTCTTAAAAGAATTCACGGCATTGATGAGAACAACGCTTCAGAGCCTACTGACGTAGAGCTCATACAGGCAGTTACGGACAAGAAAATCGACTTACAAGCATTGCAGTTTCTTCGCAACGAAAGGCTTGGTAAAAATTCGGTTGAGGGTAAAGACTTATCCGTCTTAAAAAAGACCGTGCTCAAATCTGCGGAGCAAGCTTTCAAAGGGACAGGGTATATCAAAAACCCTACTTGGGCGGATGACATGGCGGAATTCACACGCGCTATGCAGTTAAAAGAAGCAGAATATCGTCGTAAAAACGTTCCACTCTCTGAGCTCTACGATCCGCAGGGCGCAGATTTTGTTAAAATCATGGGCCAATTTAGAAAATCAGACAAAGACATACTAAAACAACAATCCGCTCAAATTGGTGGAGCAGTAGACAAAACGGCACTTCTAAAGAAAGCGCCCATAGAAGATAGAGTTCCCCAAGACGAAAATGGCAATAAAGACCACTTTAGTTTTGCATTAAAAGAACGCCTTGCAGAGTTAGACCCTACCGGTAACAGGCAACGAGTGTATTCAGGATTTAAAGAAAGAGTAGAAAAGGAGCTCAAAGCAGACTGGGAGATTTACCAAGACTATAAGAAAAACCCAAGACGCTATAACGCTTGGACAGCCTCCAAAATGGAAGCACTGTTTGAAGACATCCTCCCGGACGCGCTCGATATGGCTAATGACCCAAGGTACGCAGAAGACCCAGAAACAGATCCTAATGTCAGAGGTGCAAACGAGTCCATCGCTGACTGGAAAAAAAGGACGGGGCGTAACTAATGGGTTGGCTCGAGGAGAAAAAAAGCTACCAAGACGCTAAATTTACTGAAAAAGAAATCTTCGAAGAAGAACAGCGTCAGCGTTCTGAGATGTTTAGAGCTAACTTCAATTCCGATGAAATAGACGAATACTTCGGGGTAAAAAAGTTCGACCCAACAGAATTTAAAAAGTTGGTAGATAAAAATCTCGAAGAGTATAGGGCTTCTCAAAGCGCAGACGGCGCAGCACCTAAAGAAGCAACTAGTTTTTGGGAAGCAGTGGAAGCAGGACTTCAGATTTCAGTTTCAGGTCTTGCTAAACGCGGAAAGATGCCAGACTTAACCGTAAGTGAAGACTCTGGGATGTTCTACCGCATTGCAAACCAAGTTGGGACTTTGGTAGGGGACGTACCTGCGATGCTTGGTGGTATGTGGGCAGGGGGCGCTGCAGGAAGTGCAGTGGGTGGAGCAGTAGGTTCAGCGGTTCCTGTTGTTGGTACTGCGGCAGGTGGCGCGGTTGGCGGGGTTCTTGGCGCAGGCGGTGGAAGTTTTGCTTTACCAACGGCCATGAGAAAAATCCTCATGGACCACTACGAAAAAGGCGATGTACAAGGTTTTGGTGATTTCTGGGAAAGAGCTTCCGCAACTTTCGTTGAAGCCAGTAAAGGTTTTGTAGTAGGAGCTGCAACTTCCGGGGTCGGTGGCGCGGTAGGTAAAGTAGCAGCCCCTTTAGTCAAAGCTGGCACCACCGCTACTGTTAGAACCGCTTCCGAAATAGCTACCATGGTGACAGTGGGTAAAGCGCTAGAAGGCGATGTTCCTGAGCCACAAGATTTTATAGACGCAGCTATAGTAGTTGGCGGTCTTCATGGGGTGGCAAAAGTATCTTCTAAGTTTAGAAAAGTGTATGGAGAGTTTGGGGTTAAGCCTGAAGTGGCAGCGGGGGCTGCA